TCAGAAACGGTATCCAACCCCGACGTTGAAGCCGTTTATTTTTGTAGAGGAGATGTTGCTTCCTTCATACCCAACATCGACGACGATATTCTCCAGCGGATTCATCTGTACACCCGCGCCCCAGGCAAATCCCGTTTTCCTTGAGGAAATTTTGTTAGAAAAAGAATCGCCATCCTGAGTGGAATGTTCTTTAAATGTCGCCTTTACCGTGCCGACACCCGCCAGCGCGTATAACGAAAAATTGTCAGACAATCGATAGGCTGGCCCAACCATTAAAGAACCGTACTTCACCTCAAACTTGTCATGGTAATGAATACCTTCAGGCTCAACAGACCCGGAAGCCTGTCTGTCTCCATATAAGTAACTTAGCGAGGAAATAAAACTTACCGGAGAGTCATCCTCATAACGGTATTTCACATTTACCCCTCGGATATTTTTGAAATCCTGAACTTTACTTTGTGCATACCCCACGGAAAAGGCGTTAGTATCGGCCTGTGCAACATTTACAACCAAAACGCTTGTAGTAATAACTAAAGTGGATAAAATAATATTTTTCATAACAACTCCTTAATACTACTTATTATTTACGGTGTGTTTAAACACCTGCAGTACCGATCCGGCATTCAGTTATCGCCACTATGCCGAATCGACAAAACCACGAATAATTCACCGCTATCGCTCCTGATGTGTTTACTTCCTGAAAGATATTTTTACTACCGAAGCACTCTATCGCTCATTTAGGTAACCGGTTCTACAATGTCATCTAACTTTTATAGATTTGAATGCTAATTTTTCTCACGCATATATATTTAACAGAAACCATAAAGTGTTTAGCCACTATAGAACAACAAATCACCCATGCAACATTTTGATATTTAAAGAGAAAATCTCACAACCACATTAAGAAACTTGACACCGTTCGGCTAAAAACATGTCATTAAGCAAACTCGCCATATAATCAGAACATATCGCATTGTGCTTCACAGTCCTCACGTGACGCTCCAGCCGCAATACGGTTATATGCCATCGCAGGCGCTGTAATCATATTCACGATGATGCTTAGCACGCTTTATTCCCGCTCCGATTTAATCTTTTAATATCTCTATCAGTTACAACATTTCTTGTTATATTATAAGAATAGAATCAACACCACAATTCCAACATAAATATCACCTGTGTTTAGAGAGAATTTACATTCCAGAAAAATAATAACTAACGCAAATATTGAATACGCGATAAAAAAGTCTATTTCGCTATAAAACCCATTATTATTAAGAGTGGTTAACTCTTCGTTGAATAAAAAATGTCAATGACGTTCCATAATTCAGGAGATGAACTTCACAAGTCATTATATATAACAGGAGGTGCTATGAAACATCATGCTTTTATGCTTTGGTCATTACTTATTTTTTCATTCCATGTTTTGGCCAGTTCAGGCCATTGTTCTGGTTTACAACAGGCATCATGGGATATTTTTATCTACGATTTTGGTAGTAAAACCCCGCAACCACCTACAAATACTGATAAAAAGCAAGCCAGGCAGATTAGTTCACCGTCCTGCCCGACGACAAAACCCATGATGTCCTCCCCAGTCAATGACGCCAGGAAAGGGAATACTCTCTCCAGAACATAATGTTATTTATCTACAATGATGCCGAACGACTACTTTTAGCCACCCGGAAATCTTGATTGTCATCAAATATAGCTGGCATTATTTTTCCTGACGTGTATAGTGCGCCTCGTTATCCCCATTAAGGAATTTGTTTGTCTCGTAAAATGACAGGAATTGTCAAAACCTTTGATTGTAAGAGCGGTAAAGGTCTCATCACCCCCTCCGATGGACGCAAAGATGTTCAGGTCCACATCTCAGCATGTCGCCAACACGAAACAGAAGCGCTTATCCCCGGTATACGCGTTGAGTTTTGTCGTATTAATGGCCTCCGCGGACCTACCGCCGCCAACGTTTATCTTTCATAATTCGTTACTCGGCATTTTTTCAGAAAAATTTAGCGAGTACGTATACCTCCGCAGTCTGCTATGAGGCTTTGCCTGAAAGGCTGCAGAATGTTTTCAGTGGCGAAAATCTAAAGGATTTATTTTGCTAATGACTCCTGTGACCTCTTTTATCATATATCGGGTGCCCCCCTTCTCACTTTGTTTAACGTGAAGAAATGTACAGCCGTTTTTCACTGTGATAATATCTAATATTGCAAAAGTATTTAACGCTATATACTCATCGTCACAGGAGTGGCTGGCTGCGCGCATTTAACCGAAGTATTTATGTGATTCTATAGGAATTATCTCTATTGCCGCTCAATGCTACGTCATATTCAGTGGGTATAAATCGCCAATATAGTTGTAACGCTATTTATTTTTAGGGTAATAATTGAATGACTTTGCTTTCAGGAAAAACCACACTGGTTCTCTGCCTCTCCTCTATTTTATGTGGATGTACGACGAACGGCTTACCCACACCTTATAGTATTAATTTGTCGTTCCCGGTCATTACACAAAACCAGATTAATTCCGGTGGTTATTACATAAATGACGCGGAACAAATTCGGACAACTGATGGTCTGTGCCTTGATACAGGCCCAGATCAACAGAATCGTTTGACGCTGCGGGAGTGTAAGCATGTGCAATCTCAGCTTTTCTCATTTCACCGAGACAGAATCACGCAGGGTGAGAAATGTCTGGATGCCGCAGGACAAGGTACAAAAGAAGGCACACCAATCATTCTTTATTCATGCACGGGTAATGATAACCAGCGCTGGCTCACTGATGATAACAAAATTAAGGGGAAACAGAGCCGAAAATGCCTGGGCACAAATAGCATTATTGTCAGAAAAGGCGACCCTGTTGTGTTGGCCGATTGCGATTTTAGTCGCGCCCTGGAATTTACCATCAGGTAGCAGGACACCGCTGTGAAGAGAGTGCCGCTAACCTCTTGACACGACAACAGGTTAGCGACCTTTACTTCCACGTGCGATCAATTTACTTTACGTCCGCAACGTCAGGATGACAAAACGGCGGCTAAACCTTGACACCAGTTATATACCCAGCTTAAATACTGGTCATCCAACCAGTAAAAAGGAAATGGCGATGTACGTCGAACTCGTTTATGACAAGCGAAATGTTGAAGGTTTGCCAGGCGCACGCGAAATCATCCTCAATGAACTCACAAAACGCGTACATCAACTTTTTCCCGATGCGCAAGTGAAAGTTAAGCCAATGCAGGCGAACGCATTAAACAGTGACTGTACAAAAACCGAGAAAGAACGGCTGCACCGTATGCTGGAAGAGATGTTTGAAGAGGCTGATATGTGGCTGGTCGCCGAATAACGTCCCCTCCTGCGAAAGCGACATGTCCGATCGAAAACAGCGCCCTGAGGCGCTGTCTGTGACGATATAACGCAAACGCTACCACTCAGAACATGTTGTTGTTGATACCTCAGACCGGTATGTGGAACCGACATTCATCGCTTCACTGGCCTGTCGGTATGAGTAGCCCTTATCAACAATCAGCTGTGCGCATTCCAGCCTGAAATCTGAAAGTACGTTTGGTTTTGTTGTTTATTAAGAGCCTATCCCATTAGACTCTTTTATTCGCCAAACTGGCTTTAACGATTACGCCTACTGGGATAGGTTCTAAACTTATCATCAATACGTAAAATACCTATTTACGAACAAAAAGTAACAGGTAAAAATCCGAAATAAAACCAGCATAACTAAAACTTACTGCAGATATGCACACGCATTATTACTATGTTTCCAGGATAGTCTCGACCAGTCAAGACTATCTATTTTATATAAAAAAGGGAAATACTTCACATGAATAAAATACATGTTACATATAAAAATCTCTTACTTCCGATTACCTTCATCGCGGCAACTCTAATTAGCGCCTGTGATAACGATAAAGATGCCATGGCGGAAGCTGAAAAAAATCAAGAGAAATACATGCAAAAAATCCAGCAAAAAGAGCACCAGCAATCAATGTTCTTTTACGACAAAGCCGAAATGCAAAAAGCTATTGCCAATATCAACGCAAAAGGTGGAGCCAATATCAACGCAAAAGGTGGAGCCAATCTTGCGATTATTGAGGTCCGTTTCTTCAAGGGCGGGTATTCATTCATTCGACAAAGCGTTAACACCCCTGCTAAAGTAGAGATGTTTAAATTTAACAACGGCTACTGGGGGGGACCTTCGCCTGTCAACTTAACCATCTTTGGCACTATAACAGAGGAGCAAAAACAAGAAGCACTAAAAGAGGCTTTATTCAAATTCGACTCGATCAATTTCAGCATTATACCAGAGCGTATTCAGGAAACAATTAAACGCGCTAACGCCAGTGGCATCATTTCCGTTACGGAAGATAGCGATATCGTTGTACGAGCAGAGATAGCTCATAATGGCGAATTCGTCTATGACATTACCATCACTGCTAAAAATACAGCACGTGCGGTAATGACCTTAAATAAGGATGGTTCTATTGCCGGATATGAGATCAAAGAACCTTTCGACCCAAAAAAAGAAGCCGAAAAAGCACAGCAACTTGTTGAACAATCGAGAAAAGACATTGAAAGTCAGCGTAAAAAAGCAGCTGAAAAGATGAACGAAATACAGCAGACATTTAAAAAATAGCAGGCGATACAAACATTGATAAAAATTATAGCGCGAAAGAGCGCGTGCCAGGTACTAAGGCACTGCTTGAAGACAGCGAATCGCTATTTCATTCTCTGACACTGTAATTTTTCGTACTCAAGATGTTTATTTATTGAGTCTTTTGTGGATAACCAGGTGAAGTTATGTGACGCCAGGAATCTATTCCAGCGGGCGTACTTGTTGGAGCCAGTGTGAAGCCGGGCAGCGCGCAGAAACCGGAGCGTATACGTTGTACGTGAGAATTTCGAGCACTGCCCGACCTAAAAATGATGAATAAAATAGATATTTTAAAGAGGTAATATGAAGAATTTTTTCAAAATAATTACTGATTTCATCGCGGATATTTCCCTTGATCTATTTGCTATATTTTTATGCATGTTATTCGTATACAAAACAGGACCATCAATTGGTGTGATATCATTTTTTATTGCATTAATTATTTATATCATTCTTCATTTTGTTTTTTACTCATTTCGTGAAAAAATCATAAAAAAATATTCAAATAAGTATTTAAAATTATTGTTTTGAGGTACAAATTCAGCGCAATAAAACAGAGCAACTAAAAAAAATTAGGCGTAGCGAAGTGGAAAAGGACTGTCATGTACTGGACCGTGAGCTGGTCGGGAGAGCAATGTACGGGAAAGAGCGAAATACTGTCATTGATATGAGCAGGAATATCGATAGCCAGTAAATCACTCCTGTGGTAATACAGGCCACTTGATGACTGTGAAGGTCGCTTCATCTGAAGCACCGGTGAAGTCCAGCATTTTAAGTGAAAAGCAGCCAGCAGGCGCTTCTGCTGGTCCATATTCCTCTATTTTGCCAGACCACACTAAAGTGCCACACAGGTATCTGCCAGAACGGTCCTGAGATAATAAATATAAAAGCAGTTACTGCCTACCTCAAGAAGTATGCGCTCATGATCATTTAAAGCTCTTTTAAAGAGACTGATAATAAGCTTGTCAATATAATATTATGCAGTCTCTATTAAGCGCCTGGTTTATTTGTTTTGCATAATCATATAGTTGACTTTTCGAGTAAGAGTTTTCTTGCAAAGACAAATAAACGTGTTTTATATCTCTGAATAAACATACATCACCATGAATATGAGCCTCTATATAATTCCCTTCATAGCCTTTACCATAATTAGAATGAGCTAAAAATTTTTCGTCCTTAGCCATTTTAACCAAACTCTTAAAGCAATTATAACCAAAAAAATCATTTTGACAGGATGCAATCAGGTTCTCCATATGCCAAAATGTAGATAATTTACTCGTATCCAGGCCAAATCTGTGGCCGTAGATATCAAAAGGTGATAATGTACAATTTGTTTTTACATTATCATTTAATTCAAAAAATGATTTTCCATAGGCGCTGGCACCTCCATTTTCACCGTTCAGAAAGTCCAGTGCAGCATAAATTGGTCTGCTTGTAGGGCTAAAAGTTCTACTGTTGGGAGTATATGCTACGGAAAAACCGCCTGTCTGACCATATGGGGCATAAGGTGAATCTGCAAGCCTCTCCAGTTCAAATGCTTTAGTTTCAACTGAATCACGTCCGACATTATAAGCAGGTAAATCTCCTGGTCTGCAACCTAATGCATAAGAGTTCAGATATTCTTTATTTTTTAAGAGAGAGACAAAGTCAATTTTTGCCGCATTAAAATTTATTGTCAGCCGGGCATTTTGTAAAATATCCACCATCTTATTTAGCAAGAGAGTGCAATCTATTTCGGTACCACACTCACGGCTTATCCGCCTGAGCGCTTTTTCTCTTATTATGTCAGCGTCGCGCTGACACCTGGAATGAATATGCGCAAGTACTTGTTTTCCAAAAAGGCGACCATACACCTTTTTACGCTCTTCATTGCTGAGACCGCAAAACACTTCGTCAAAAGAAAGCCTGTACGCTGCGCTTACAGAACCTCTCGCCGTTCTGCTTTCTGGAAATGGCGGAACATCTTCAACAACATTTCTAACTTGCTGAATGTCTGAAGACAGTGGAGTACGTCCGGCATTTTTTTCCTTATCTGTTTCCAGATATTCCGGAACCTTTATACTTCCACTATGGCAGATAGGTTTGAGCATATGTCTCCTTAATTTTTATGACTAATATAGCATTCACTTTCGCTGACGTATTCTTTATCAGGCTGATATTTCAACACTTCTTAGCAGCCTTGTAGAAGAGCAAATAAAGCATGCTAATAATTTTATAAAATACTTAACCTACCCACTATTGTAGTCAATAAACCATCACTTTTTATTAAAAAATTATCCTGATAATAACAATAAATCTGGTAAGGCACTTTCAAAAAATAGCCAAATCACACATTATTAAGAAAACCACTACAATCAAAATCGGTAACTATCAGCTTTCAGGGGGGTCTCAGGTTATCATGACGATCGGGGTAAAGGATGAACTACTATTGCGGTCTGAATTGAGGGAGTTTTGATAACCGTTCGAATACTAATAATAAAAACGGGGACGTTAAGTCCCCGTTTTTGTTTTTAACAATTATCGTTATTACATATTCGCGATAATCGCGTCACCAAACTCACTACATTTCAGCAGCTTAGCGCCGTCCATCAGACGTTCGAAGTCATAGGTCACGGTCTTCGCGGCAATCGCGCCTTCCATACCTTTAACAATCAGGTCTGCGGCTTCGAACCACTGCATGTGGCGCAGCATTACATTGCCAAAAACATACCAACCATTTGATAAAGTTGAAATTATCATTCTTCCTACTATCAAAAAAATACAGTAACTGTCTTTTACAACTCATTGATTATCAAAACGTTGATTTTAGTTTTGGGGAAGAGTTTTCTTCAAGATTCCAATTTTTTCACGCCAGTACATTCAACATGATGCTACTAATGGCAACCCCCAATAGTGAAGCTTCTACATTAGTTGAGGTCGCTCGGAGAAACACCGGAACAGCCACTCGCATATCCTCTTCTATACTTTCAGTCTGACCGACTGGAGATTTCATATGTGTGGACGCTTTGCACAAGCACAGACCCGCGAAGAATACCTGGCATATCTGGCCGATGAAGCCGAGCGCGATATCGCTTATGACCCTGAACCTATAGGCCGGTACAACGTGGCGCCCGGTACCAAAGTTCTGCTGCTCAGTGAACGCGACGAGCAACTGCATCTGGATCCGGTATTCTGGGGATTTGCGCCCGGATGGTGGGATAAACCACCGCTGATTAATGCACGGGTTGAGACTGCGGCCACCAGCAGAATGTTTAAACCGCTATGGCAACATGGCCGAGCTATCGTGTTTGCTGATGGTTGGTTTGAGTGGAAGAAGGAAGGCGACAAGAAACAGCCATACTTCATCCACCGGGCTGACGGCCAGCCAATATTCATGGCGGCGATCGGCAGCATACCGTTCGAACGCGGTGATGATGCCGAAGGATTCCTGATTGTCACCGCTGCAGCCGATAAAGGTCTGGTAGACATTCACGACCGCCGCCCTCTCGTTCTGTCACCTGAAGCAGCGCGGGAATGGATGCGGCAGGATATTGGCGGAAAGGAAGCCGGAGAGATAGCAGCAGACGGGGCAGTGCAGGCAGATAAATTTATCTGGCACGCCGTGACTCGAGCTGTTGGCAATGTGAAAAATCAGGGACCAGAGATGATCGAGCCTGTCACTTAACGCGCAGCAGATCGGAAAACCTTGTTGTGTACCGCGGCGAAAGCATCTCACGTTTCATCGCCCATTGCTGCTGAATGCCCTGTCCTGCAAAATACAGCGTCCCCCTCCCGCCTTTGGCGTTGAGTTGATCCAGCACCTCCATCAGCTTCTCGCTGCCAGCACGTGGGGCATTGTCATCAAACAGGTTAAGCTGTGCGACACCCTGGCTAAAGAAATCCCCGAGCATAATGCCAGCCTTTTGGTAGCGGTGCCCATCCTGCCAGATTTTGTCCAGGCACTTAACAACAGCGTTGATGATGTCGCGGGAATCATGAGTGGGTGTGAGAAGCTTCACTGACGCGCAATTGCCGTAATACGGCTCGTTAAGCGCGAACGGTGACGTCTTGACGAACGCCGAGATAAAACGGCAATACTGGTGCTCACCACGTAGTTTTTCAACACCACGGGCAGCATAACTGCAGATAGCCTGGCGCATCTGTTCGTATTCGGTAACGCGTTCTCCGAATGACCGGCTGCAGACGATTTCCTGCTTTGCCGGCGCAAACTCCTCCAGATCCAGACATGGTTCGCCACGCAGCTCCCGGACCGTTCGTTCCAGTACCACATTAAAGTGCTTGCGTATAATCCAGGTGCTTTGCTCTGAGAGATCCAGAGCCGTTTTGATTCCCATGGCATTGAGCTTCTTGCTGATACGCCTACCGACACCCCACACATCCTCTACGGGTATCAGTGCCAGCAGCCGACGCTGGCGGTCAATGTTCGACAAGTCAACCACCCCGCCGGTCTGGCGCTGCCACTTTTTCGCAGCATGGTTAGCCAGCTTGGCAAGGGTTTTCGTCTGGGCAATGCCTACGCCGACAGTCAGGTGCGTGCGCTTCAGGACCGTCGCTCTTATCTCGCGCCCGAAATCTGTCAGATCCCGGCAGCTTCGTATCCCCGTCAGATCACAAAAAGCCTCATCAATGCTGTAAATTTCTACCCGCGGCGACATCTCCTCGAGTGTGGTCATTACCCGGTTCGACATATCAGCGTAAAGCTCATAATTACTGCTGAAGCAAACAACACCAAATTGCTGGAAGCGTTCTTTCTGTTTGAAGTATGGCTCACCCATTGCGATACCGAGTTGCTTCGCCTCGGTGCTGCGCGCAATCACACAACCATCATTGTTCGACAGTACAACAACCGGACGCCCTCTCAAATCTGGTCTGAATACAGTTTCACAACTGGCGTAAAACGAATTAACATCGCAAAGTGCGAACATACTCAGCTCGCTGCTTTAACGATGAAAGTAACGACGCCGAATACGTCCAGCGTGTCTTCACTGCCGACGATGATCGGCGAATAAGCGCTGTTCATTGGATTGAGCTGAACTGTAGGTCGCAGCTGCAGGCGTTTAACAGTAAACTCCCCAACCACGGCTGCAATAACAATATCGCCGTGTTCAGCGGTTCGTGAGCTATCCACCACCAGCAGATCACCGTCGTTGATGCCTGCATCAATCATTGAATCACCCGTTGCTTTGACAAAATACGTTGAGCTGGGATGAGAAACGAGCAACTCATTAAGATCGATACGCTGCTCAATGTAGTCTGCCGCGGGGCTTGGGAAGCCACACGGTACTAAATAACTGAAAAATGGCAGAGAAATAATCTCGCGCAACTCTGTAGGTCTGAAAAAATCCATAATCCATACCCAAACACTGTTTTTATATACAGTGATTTCATTTGAACATGCGCGCAAGATACAGGAGTCGCTACGGCTGTTTAATTATTCATCTCTTCGTTTGTAAGTTTCTCTCTTAATTCAAATTATGGGTTTTGTAAATTTTCTGGTGGTATTGCCATATGCGCATATTTAAGCCAGTTTAGAGGCCGGGAACTTTCTGTACAGCGTCGACAGCCCCACATCATAAATAATCGCTACCTGCCGCCGCGGTACTCCAGCCCTAATCAGGCGCCCGGCCTGCGCTCCCAGTGGATGGGAGCTAGTAAGGATTTGAATAGCACATGAACTCACTCTCATATGAATTAATTTCTATAGAAAATAGAATATTGCTTATCATTTTTATTTAAAGTAAATATTTTATAAATTATTTTTATTTACTCTCCTGGTAGTAATGAATTACGTTTAATATTTGTAATAAAGGATGCTGTAACAGTAAGGATAGTGAGTCACAATTTAACAGGTAACATATTATGAAACACGTTAAGAGCGTATTTTTAGCAATGGTTTTAATATTACCACCTTCACTATATTCTGCTCTTACAATAGCGGCAGACTCTCAATATCATAAAAAAGAAGAAAAAATTAAGACAATGTCTCAAAGGTGGTGTACTCTTTGGCCTGCTGACATACCCGTCCCTGAAGATTGGTTTAAAATATGTGGAGTTCATTGAGTATAAATTTAATATACTAACCAGTAACCTTATCAGTTATGACAGACAGGTCTTCTTCATATTTGCTATAAATAAGGCCTGAGCTTTCCTGACAAATTATAAACTACTGGCTGGTTTCTCCGGCCAGTCAGGATTTAAAGTATCAACACGGTTTACCTGTACCCGGTACTTTCTCCATGCCAGAAGAGAAGCTTTTTCTTTATCGGTTGCTTCGTCCAGATCCACTGCATCCTGAAGCGGCGCGATTTTCCCCGATGCCATTTGCAGGAGCCTGCTTTTGGTTTCTTCCGCCTGACGAAGCTGCGCTGCTTTTTCAGCCGCTTCATCCTTCACCCACGCCTTACCATCCCATTTCTGGTATTCACCGTCTGGTGAAACTGATGTGACGTTTTCGGGCAACGGGCCGAGTTCGGAGATATAAACCTGATTGCCGGTTGTTGTGTCGTAAACCGTCTCGCCGCGGTGGTCTTCATGCAGACTCCACGTTTGGGTTTCAGAGTCAAATACCGCAATATAACTGGAGGGAATATCAGGAGGGGCTATATCAGTACAATTTGCCGGTAATCCCGTGTGCGGCGGGATATATGCATCACCTGCACCAATAAATTCGTTTGTATCTGAACGAAGATTAAAAATTTTAATTGTCTGCGGGGTATCGCTCATTTTAAAAGTCATTATGCCAGCCTCACTATGTAGTTAAATGCAATATTTTTAACCGTGGTTTCCGCATTACCGTCTGCGTCCACAATCACGACGTGTCCGTGTGGACCGATATACATGGTGTGCTCGTGTCCTCCGATATAAACTGTATGCGCATGGTCGCCAGCGGCCTGTGTCCACGCACCACCTCCAGGCTGAAATGAAGTGTGATTTGAATCCCCCCAGTATGAGTTGATATAGCCTCCGAACTGGTGAGTATGGTTGCCCGTTGTATTGGTCGATTTCGTGCCATAATCAAAGGATGAGGTAGTTTTTGTTCCTAAGTCGGTATCCTGCGCTCTGGCGCTGTGACTGTGCGATTTGTTGCCGTCCATTTCTTGCGACAGTACAGCACGTCCACTGATGGGCTTACCCTTTATTGTCCAGCCTCGCATGTTAGGGATAATGCCGGACGGATACGCTATAGCCAGTAACGGGTAAGCAGATTTATCGAAGGACTGCCCCTGCATCAGGGCGTAACCGGCTGGGGTAGCATCAGACGGCCATGCTATCGGCGCCCCTACTGGATGCGAATCCGGAGGTGGGTTTAGTGTGGTGTAGAGCATTGCCCATTCGGACCACTCAGCCTCGGCGGTATCTCGATGGCTGCGAATATATGCGGGCGCAGGAGCACCATTAACCCCACTCCATCCGATTAATATCTCTCCATCACCGGTTCCGGTCAGACGCAAAATATTCCCGTATTGCGTTGGATAACCGTTATTGTAAACCTCGCCCATTATCAGGCCGCTATCGCTGCCCCTTGTCGTACCAGTCAGTGCCGGAAGCGCGCCGCGTGATGCCAGTCTGTTCGCTGCAACAGCCGTACCGTTGGCAGGAAGCGCTCCGATATTTTGTACAAACAGCGGCTTTTCCGGAATATCGCTACCGTTCTGTGATTTTTGTAACGCATCGGCGGCGTGATTTATCGTTTCCCGTAAACCAACGTATTCGATAAGACCTTCAATGCTTTTTCCTGACAGCGCCGTCAGTGTATCGTCCAGCGGCTGCTTGCCCGCCAGTTTATTCAGTACAGTGGTGGCAAAGTTCGGATCGTTACCCAGCGCGTCCGCCAGTTCTTTCAGCGTGTCCAGCGTTTCCGGCGCAGAACCAACCAACTGTGCTACTTTCGCAGCCACAAACGCTGCCGTGGCAATTTCAATACCTGCAGCTGTGGTTTCCGGAGTTGGTGCTGTTGGCGTACCAGTCAGTGCCGGACTGTCCAGCGGGGCTTTAGCCTGCACCTCGCCCATAACGGTTTTTACCGCCTTTGGCGTGGCTGCCAGCGCTTCGCTGTCACTGTCCGTGGCGCTGCTTAACTTAACGATACCTTTTTTCGTCAGGCTGGCATCTTCCAGGGAAATCACGTCCGCGATGTCTTCTGCCCGTTTTGCGGCATCTTCTGCTCTGGTGGCTGCTGCTCCGGCAGCAGTACTGCTTTGCGCCGCCAGTGATGCGCTGGTATCAGATGCGGCGGCGTGATTGGATGCCTCCGATGCTGATGACGAGGCGGCTGTTGCGCTGGCCGCTGCTGTACTTGCTGACGTTGCTGCGTTTGTCTCAGATATTTTTGCTGCGGCTGCCGATGCGGCTGCCGCCTTTTCCGACGCTGCCGCCGCAGTGGCTGACACACCTGCATCACCGGCACTGGAAGCCGCCTGCGTTTCTGACGTCTTCGCGGCGGTTTCGGATGCTCCGGCGCGCGCTGCTGATGTCTGCGCCGCCGTCGCGCTGGCGGCTGCGGCAGCAGCTGAATCGCCGGCGGCAGTACGGGAGGCATCTGCATTCGCTTCAGATGTTTTTGCTGCGGCTGCCGATGCGGCTGCCGCCGTTCTGGCTGTGTCAGCCGACGCCGCGCTGGCTGATGCCTCCCCGGCTTTTGTGGTCGCCGTACCTGCGCTGCTCTCCGCAGATGCTGCGGATGAGGCTGCCTGTGTGGCTGATGCTTCTGCCGCTCCGGCTGCATTCACTGCTGCCGTGGCGCTTCCCTCCACCTTTGCTCATTCTCCTGGCTCCATAAATAACAAAACCGCCGTAATGGCGGTCATGTGTATCAGCTCATGTTGTCATGATTATCACTGCCGGATGACGACAGACGGTCTGGTAATCCCGCCGTCCTGCCGCGACGTGGTGTTTGCCTGTAACGGGGAGCCGATCACCACAACTTTTCCCGACGTGCTCTCATCCCGGGTACTCATCATCTGCGATATCACCCGTGACCCGATTTTCATTTCACCGTACAACACCGGCACCGGGTTCCCCTGGGCCACCATATTTTCCAGGGAAGAAAAGTACGTGTTCTGTTTCCCGTTATCTGTCTGACCCACCGTCGGTGTTTTGGGTACAGGTGTCAGCATCTGCGCCACACCACCCAGCGCCATACTGGTTCCTGCGGAAAACAATACTGCCGCCGCTACAGCATTCAGACCGGGAATAAATGACGCGCCAATCAGCGCTGCCCCGGCTACCACCTGCCAGATACCGTTTTTCGCTCCCGCCATACGCGGTACAATATGAACCACTGCCCCCGGCGGTAACGATTCGTTCAGTCTGGCAGTAAGGGTATCCGGCGCCATATCGCTCCCGGCAATCCGGACCTGATACCAGCCCTCATTCATTCGCTGCCGGAATCCGGGGAGTTGTATCGCCAGCGCATGTATGCCTTCCGCCGCTGTCTTTATGCTGAGGCTGATGCGCTTTCCAAATCGTTGTAAATCCCCGTAAAGGCAGATTCGCACCATTGCCGGTGCCGCCATATTGAGTGTGTCCGTCGTTGCCATTTGTCGTTATACCCCTCTCGTTTACTCAACTGCTCCGGAATATGGTGCAACAGTTCACCGTTGCCGCAGTAAATCGCCGCATGATTGGGCGTCGGTGAACCAAAACAGCAAATCAGCACGTCGCCGGGCTGCGCATCCTCCGGATTCACCCGGTAAAATCCCGCCGCCTCCAGGTGATCCAGATAGAGGCTTTTACCCTGACTCCACCAGTCATCTTCCCTATCGAAATCCGGCATATCAATCCCGGCCAGATGGTAGGCATCACGAAACAGCGTGTAGCAGTCCGTCACGCCATGCTCAAACTGCCGCCCGGTCAGGTGTGGCACGCAGCGGAATTTATGTATCCTGTTATCACAGACCAGCCACCAGTCCAGCCCGCTTTGTATCTGGAGGGTACGATCCGCACTGCTGAGACAGGGCTTACCGTCAGGATGGCTGTGTACCAGCGCCACGATGTCGCCGCGGTTCCGGGCATTCAGGTAATCCTCCGGGGATATACGAAAATACATCGTGGGTTCAGCAGACAGATTTTCACACGGAAAATACCGCTCTCCCTGTTCCGTTCTGACCACATAACCGCACGATTCCGCAGGCGCACACTGTCGGGCATGTGCCAGAATGTCATCGTTAATCATGGGAACCTGTTAAGACAGTTTGTTGATGGAAGCGAAAAATCCGGCATTCACCAGATTGTTACGCATTTCACAGCCTTTCATGCAGTGGCTGCATTTATCCTTTTTCGGGTCTGAGGTGGGCTTATCGAACTCATCGGCCACGGGCGGGCCGTCGTATCCGCAGTTTTCATCCCGGTAATCCCACGGACAGGAGTCCGCCAGCATGGTACGCCCCGGCACCACAGAACCGTCGGTTTCTGCCGGTGATGCCAGAATAATGGTAGCAGTTGATGAATCCAGTTCTGACAACTGCTCCACGTTATAGCGCGCTACCGCCTCCTGCTCCGGGTCAGCGTCCGGATTGCCGTTACTGAAATTCACCGCATCAAGAAACTTGCTGTAAACCTGATGCCTTACCACTGACGCGCCGACGAGACTTTGCAAATCCTCCGCCATCCCCGTGACCAGACCAAAGAGATTGGCAACAACGAGGTTCGGGCGGGGAGATGCGCCTTTCCCGTTCATCTCAAAATCCTGTACCTGTATCGGGTACGGTTCGTACTGCCTCCCCTGCCAGGTTAACGGCTCGCCTTTTTCGTTCGGTTCGTTACAGAAGAAAAAGCGCTCACCGCCAATCGCGGTTAAATCAAATTCCCACAAATCCACCTTCGCGGACTGCTCCGCTTTGGTGGTCTCGCTCAGGGTTTCCTGTGATATATCCTGCATATATGAGAGATCCTTTATTATTTATCTTGCAAACATATACCTTCTTTTATTAATGGTATTTACGATACAACCAAAAAACGAGGTAACTAATGAAATACACAATATTGTCGCTGGTAGCTGGTGCGCTCATCAGTTGTTCAGCAATGGCAGAGAATACCCTGACTGTAAAGATGAACGATGCCCTGTCCAGCGGAACAGGAGAAAACATAGGTGAAATCACAGTTTCAGAGACACCTTACGGTCTGCTTTTCACTCCTCACCTAAATGGTCTTACGCCAGGAATTCACGGCTTCCATGTCCACACAAACCCAAGTTGTATGCCGGGAATGAAAGACGGTAAAGAGGTTCCGGCGCTCATGGCCGGAGGACATCTTGACCCCGAAAAAACCGGGAAACATCTTGGCCCATATAATGACAAAGGGCATTTGGGGGATCTGCCTGGACTGGTTGTCAATGCAGATGGTACAGCCACGTATCCGTTACTGGCACCACGCCTTAAATCACTGTCAGAACTGAAAGGTCACTCATTGATGATCCATAAAGGCGGTGACAATTACTCCGATAAACCTGCTCCACTGGGTGGTGGCGGTGCACGTTTTGCCTGTGGTGTCATTGAGAAATAACAGCAACATAGCCATATCGTCATAATTTCGTTTTACCCATAAAAAAGCCCTCTCACTGGAGGGCATTAAATCTGTATCGATGTTAAAGGTCAGAAGCTGTAACCTACGCCAAGCACCTAGGTTCCAGCTTTGACGTCACTGTCAGCATCAGTGGAAAAACTTGTATGCTCATAAGACGCATTAACGGCAATATTTTCAACCGGGTTAAGCTGAATACCTGCCCCATAAGCAAAGGCGGTTTTATTGTCAGAATTTCCCCAGTTATCCTTAATATGTCCGTTTGCTGCACCAATCATCACGTAAGCATTCAGATAGTCGTTAAAACGGTATGAAGGACCAACAAGAAGGGAGGTATAATCAGCATCACCTACCTTATACCCATAGTTATTAACATCAGCCGAGGTGTATGTAACTGACCCCATCGCCCCGAATCCACTGTCCAGATCTTCCCAGTTATATTTGATGTTGGCACCGTTCGCATTACCGGAAAGCCAGCCGCTTAAATCTGTGTAGGCATATCCAATTGAAACGGTATTTTTATACCCTGCTGCGTTAGCCACGCCGATGCTACCTAACGCCAGACCAACTAAAACCGCCACGACAATCTTTTTCATAACATTTCCTTTTTTTGATTATTGACTGTGCGGGCTCAGTGAAACAGCAGCAGGTTAGAAAGTTCAATCATATTTATCGATCGTTTCGATCAAAAATACCAAGAAATAACCTGCTCAAATGTCGCGGTGAATGTTGTTTTCAGCAATCCCGCTTTCACACTCCATTTCCGGCAGACAACCTTAATCTGCCGGTATCCGTAAGGCGGAGTCCACAAAAACGCCTTCACACCGTTATGCTGTGACAAAAAGCCCTCCAGTGCCGGACCATCCTCCCGGTCAACGCGGATAGTCACACTGTATTTTTTCAGGTCATTATTGATCCCGGATGCACGCCGCTGCTCGTAGCCATCACCGAACCTCACCACCGACACCTGTGGTTCCGAATCCACCCCCATGGCGCCGTCGTATATCAGTCGGCCGTAGGCAATGAGTCCGGCCATTAACGCCCCAAGTATCTGGGGCCACGCATTTTTGAGTCCGGTCAAAACCGCAGCCCAGAATTCAGGAGTCTTGTCATTCATTTTCATAAGCCTCACCTCCGATGATTTCGGATGGTAACTAGAGTGAGTGAAATGGTTGGGTTGCAGGGTTTAATATCTTGTAAAACAGGATTGCCTGTGGTTGCAGAATCTGAAAGTAAAATCACGCAGAGTACAATTTTAATGGAGGTGAGGCACAAATACTGCAAATTTAGCTTTTAGTTTAATTGATTGCGTGCTGAGTGAATTCTGTTTGACAAAAACATGCTATTTATAGAATGTTAATTCCATGTAATAAAAAGGATGTGTAACTCATCATGCCAACGGGAATTAAACCAATATTTATCAATAATATGATGTCAACATATGGATTATCCCATCCTCATGACAGCAAGGTATTTCCAGACCTTCCAGAACACCAAGATAATCCTTCGCAATTACGCCTCCAACATGATGGTCTTGCTACCGATGATAAAGCCAGGCTGGAACCAATGTGTCTTGCTGAATACCTTATCTCTGGACCAGGAGGAATGGATCCTGATATCGAAATTGATGATGATACCTATGATGAATGCCGTGAGGTGCTATCACGCATACTTGAAGATGCATACACTCAAAGCGGGACATTCCGCAGACTGATGAATTATGCCTACGATCAGGAATTGCGTGATGTAGAACAACGCTGGTTGCTGGGAGCCGGAGAAAACTTTGGTACTACCGTAACTGATGAGGACCTGGAGAGTTCAGAAGGCAGAAAAGTGATTGCCCTCAACCTGGATGATACAGACGATGATTCAATACCAGAGTACTATGAAAGTAATGATGGCCCACAACAATTTGATACAACACGCTCATTTATTCACGAAGTTGTACACGCGTTGACTCACCTTCAGGACAAAGAAGACAGTAATCCAAGAGGCCCGGTAGTCGAGTATACCAATATCATTTTAAAAGAGATGGGTCACACATCACCACCAAGAATCGCCTACGAATTTAGTAATTGACACTCATCAAAAAATGCAAAATCCCACGATGCTACAACACAGTAACCAGTTCAGGTCTGAGCTAATACAGGTCAGCAGTCCATAGACACTGGCTCCTGTCAGGATGCCACCTGCTAACCCAGTACCAGAAATCGATTCGGACATTCATCCCCCTCTGGTTGTGTGGGGCCTCTCAGTTATGAGGGGAAATAATAAATATCCTCCGGCATAGCCGGAGGATATTTATTCATAAAGAACACAATTAAGAATAATACCGATTTAATTAAAATAACTTGATCTCACAGTTGAAGAATGAATAATAGCGAGCCCTGCCAAGGCAGGGCATAGAAATAACCAACGAGAAGAAATAGGTAGGAACTAATGAAAAACACCGCTCTGGGTAAGTTCATTTTTATCGTCGGCACCGCGTTACTGCTCGGTGGCTGTAGTGGCATGGTCATGCCTCCCTATGCCACCCACGGTACATCGGTCGGAATCATTGCGCCAGCGGGAGGCTATAGCGAGTGGCACACGGATAGCCGCAACCACACCACAGGAGACAGTCACAGCCAGTCACAGGGAAACTGCACCCAAAGTGAAGATAGCCAGCTCAGCGAAAATGGTCTCACACGGACACACCAAAGCAACTGTAACACCCGTAGTCAAACCCACAGCAGTAGCACCAGCAAAACCCGCTCCAGCAGCGTCGGTTTCAGCGTCGGGGGGCCTGTTGGTGCTAGCATAGGGTTGATCAAGCAGATGGAGTCGATGAACCGTGCGCCAGCCAACGATATGAGTAGTAATGAGATGTTCAAGAATTTCGGTTTCTAGCACATAACGCCACCTGGTACCGTTGTGGTGTCTGGCCCGGCGGCTATCTGTAACGACTCACAATCGAAAAAAGTCAGACTCGCAATCAGCGCAAAAATAGATTGTGAGTCCATTGAATGGGGATCGTTGTGCATTTTCATAAGCCTCGCCCCCGATAGCTTGGATGGCGCTGTATTTGTAAGGGTGAGAGGCCCTCGGGCGGGGTTTTAACAACGAAGCGTGTAGATGATGATTTCCGAGGGCTGAATAAAAAAACCGGCGAAAAGCCAGGAAGATGTAAATAAGGCCATTTCGACTCTGTGGACGAAGATACCCTAACATTAGTTTGATGTGTGGCAATTCTTACCGAGGGTGTTGAGCAATCCTCTCTAAACTATTTCTGCGAGGCTATATAAAGTTCATGAGTATCAGCTAACTGCACAAATTTGTACTTAATAGCCCCCAATAAAGTACCTAATCTTGTATGACCCTCCATAAGGTGTAAGCCGCTCTCTCCAGGAATAATAAGCGAACGCTCAATAAACATCGGTGGTTCAGCCCATGTACCGAATTTAAGCCAATGGTTTGCAACCTCTTCACGGGCATCAATGCAAAACTTGCTGCCGCAGGCATTAAAGTCTTCTGAAATCTCGAGCATGTAATCAGGATATGTGGCATTTCTGCCAAACTTTGTAAACTCTGCTGTTTTCAATCTGACCAAATCCCACTTCAGTGATTTAAGATTTAGATGCCCATACAAGGTTTGAAATTCAGAATTATTAGATAACCCACAATAAATTTGCTTAAAAATTTGTTCTGGAGCTTCGATCCCATATTGCTCACGAAGGATGGCAATTCCTTCTTCTTCCTTATACAACGGGTCGGGACCAAAAACTTGAAATAAATCACGATAAAACATCATCAATTCCTATTGCTGATTAATACAAAAATCCCGTTCCTCAGCAGGCTTGCATATTTTAGGCATGATATCAAATTTACATGAAATATATGTATTTCAGTTCGGTTTTGCAAGACTTATATCCAAATTTGTCGCCTTTTGTTGTGAACGCGATCGTGTTACGGAGATAAGCGCATCACTATCAAGCCGTTTAAAGCTGTTACGCATTACTAACCAATGAGACATGTACGTCTCTGTCCAGGTAGATTTTGCCACGCCCATCAGTTCCGCCAACGTTTGGTACTCATACGTCTCACGTCTGGCCAGTTCCGCCTTCACATCCTGCGCAGCAAGCCAGATGAGCTGGCGCAACCGTGCTAAAGTCTTCTTCGCAACTCGCTTCCCTTCCAACTGCTGGCTGAATTTTTCCCAAGCCCATCGAGTTACAGTGACCTGATATTCCCAGCAGGTGTTTTCACTGTAATTCCACAATAGCCAGGCCTTATTATGTTCTTCGAGTGACAAAAGTGCACGGCGCCATGAGGAAGTGGAGTATTCTACGGGCTGCACAAGCGGAATTGCGCTTCCTTTCGCCAGTGATTGCTTACCAGCAATCGGTGGATTATTCAGCGTTATCATTTTTCCGGTCACTTCATCCCTGATACGCTGTTTTTTTCGGGGATAGTTTTTCGTATAGAGCTGGGCGTTCTCCAGCCATGCCTGCAACTGACCTTTCGTGGCGCCACTCAGATCTGCAGTCGCCACGATGAGCTGCTGTCGCACATATTCCAGATATTGTGTATTCATACGGTACCGCCCGTTATCTTCACGTAGTTTTTCAAAATCCGGTAATCGATCAGGATGGAACCCGGAAATGGTATAAGCACAACTGCTACCAGCGAGCACGGAGATGATCGGCAAAGTAGGATTCGAATGTCATGCTGCCTCCAGCTTTTTTAGCGCACGCAGATCCGCCAGTGCAGCGATCCTGATTTCTTTCAGCTCCTCAACCGTCCAACGTTGCGGAGTATTATTGCTCTCAAGTTCCAGCACCTCCGCCTCACCGTAACGCTCAACCTTCACGCCACGGCGCCGGTATCCCGCCACCAGCTCATCCGCCTCTTCGGTGGTACACACCGGATGCTGAAACCATGTCATTTTCATGCGAACTCCAGCAGATGCGCGGCCACATTTTCAACTTCCTCCAGAGAGGAAAATTTACGAAACAGAATCCAGTTCCACAGGACGTTCAGCACAGCTTTATAGACCTGTTGAAACTCGGTTTCGTCCATACTGGCGAACGCTATGGATTTCGCCCGGCGCCCGCGGCTGCCATCCGGATAAAAATGCTCGGTATAAAACCCGGCCTGAACGGTTACCCGGTTGAGATTTTCATGATGGGTGAAGATGCAAAACTGGCAGGTCAGCGGGAATATCGTCGCAATCTGCAAACCCTGGCCGAATGCCTTAATAACGATGAATGGCCTGCCATTAAAACTTTATCACTGCCCCGCTGGGCGAAGGAGAATGCAAATGCCTAAACAGCCACCTATTGCAAAAGCCGACCTGCAAAAAACACAGGGAGCACGCACCCCGACGGCAGTGAAAAATAACAACGATGTGATCAGCTTTATCAACCAGCCTTCCATGAAAGAACAACTGGCGGCGGCCCTGCCCCGCCACATGACAGCGGAACGCATGATCCGGATAGCCACAACGGAAATCCGAAAAGTTCCGGCGCTGGGTGACTGTGACACCATGAGTTTTGTCAGCGCCATCGTTCAGTGTTCCCAGCTTGGGCTGGAACCCGGCGGCGCGCTCGGTCATGCCTATCTGCTACCGTTCGGAAACAGAAACGAAAAGTCAGGCAAAAAAAACGTTCAGTTAATTATTGGCTACCGGGGAATGATCGACCTTGCCCGCCGTTCCGGACAGATTGCAAGTCTTTCCGCGCGCGTCGTCCGCGAAGGTGACGATTTCAGCTTCGAGTTTGGTCTGGAAGAGAAGCTGGTACACCGTCCGGGTGAGAACGAAGATGCACCAGTTACTCATGTCTATGCCGTTGCCCGCCTTAAAGATGGCGGCACACAGTTTGAGGTAATGACCCGTAAACAGATAGAGCTGGTACGGGCACAGAGCAAAGCCGGTAACAACGGCCCGTGGGTTACTCACTGGGAGGAAATGGCAAAAAAAACCGCCATACGCCGCCTGTTCAAATACCTGCCTGTATCCATTGAGATCCAGCGCGCGGTATCAATGGACGAAAAGGAGACGCTGACTATCGATCCGGCTGATGCGTCTGTCATCACAGGTGAGTACAGCGTCGTCGAAAACGCTGGCGTGGAAGAGAACGTGACCGCATAACGGAGGCTGGCGGTCGCTGACCGCCTGAAATGATAATGAACAAAATCACTGCATTACCCGTAGAGCGCGATAATTACGGTTACTGGACTCACCCGCTGTACGAACAGTTTTGCGATGGTCGTGAGGTTATCTCTCCAGACGAGTTTAATGCCTGGCTGGAGGCTAACGGTTTGGAATGGAAAGTCTCATACCTGGATGACGAGGAAATAGATCCTGACGTTGACGGGTGCGACATTTCAACGTGGCAACCAGATCCGCCAGCAGGTAACGGCTGGTTTGTCGGTTCCATTCACGACACCGAAGACGGCGCGGTCTGTATCTGGTTACGCAACGTGCAGGACGGTCATTATGAGTAACAAAATTGTCTTTGTGAACGGCAAATCAAAGTGTGGTTGTGTAATGGCATTCAGTGACGGCGGCGGCGAATACTCAGACGTTCACACAATAATCCAGTGTGCCGAACATTCCATGCCTGAATCGGCACTTACTCAGCGTGATGATATGCGACAGGTGCGCGAACAACTGGAAGAAGCAGAAAAGCAAGTGGAAGAATTAACGATGTGGATTAAGCGTCTGGCCCACTCGCTTAGAAACGCCAGGCCGAACAGCAAGTTACACGGCGCCGCAATGAACTATTTGAGCCGTAAAGGGTTAATCAGTGTGGAGGATGTATTGCGATGAGCAATAACAAACTAACAGACAGGAAAATAGCTGAAATTCTGGCGCGCGCTGAAATCTGCGACGATTCAGTTTTGACTGACTACACCGATATTGCAGCGGCGATGCGAGAGCTACAGGAACGCCGCAGGCTGGACGGGATACAGCACGCTGTCTGTGAGGTGTGTGGAGTGCCGTGTAATAATCCCAATCACCCACAAATGGCTGTGGCACATGAGTACAGCGCCCAGCCAGTGCCGGTAGTGCCGGAGGAATGCCCTGCCGAGTTGCCATACGCGCAGGTTAAGGCAGCCGCTGACCTGTACGCCCTGTGCTGGCAATCGGGAGAAGTGGTTACTTATACGCCTGACCCAGAAAAGGCGACTATCTGGCTAAATAACTACTCGGGAACTTGCGTTCAGGAATACGTGAAGCTTGAACGACTGCAAGAAGCGCTTTCTGGCTACTCTCCGGTAATTCCGCGTGTTTATCTGGCTGATATTAATACCGACCACCAGCACTGATATTTGATGTTACAGCCCGGGTGCAGCCGGGCTTTGTGGAGAAAAATAAATGTCACGAATGATCCCCTTACTCGACTGGGCCAATGAGGAGTTCGGAGCGCAAGCACCAAGTGAGCGTATCCTTAAGAAATACGCTAAAGGCAAAATGATGATACCTCCAGCTGTTAAAGTAGGTCGTTGCTGGATGGTAGACCGTAATGCTCGATTTGTTGGTACGCTTGCCGAACCGAAAATTCCAGCAAACGCCAGTCCAAGATTACAACGGATTATTGCAGATGGCTGCTAGACCACGTTCTCACAAAATTTCAATTCCGAATCTATACTGCAAGCTAGATAAGCGGACGGGCAAGATTTATTGGCAATATAAACATCCTGTTTCAGGACGCTTTCACAGCTTGGGTACTGATGAAGTGGAAGCTAAAAAGGTTGCATCCGAAGCGAACACGATCATTGCAGAACAAAGAACCAGGCAGGTTCTTAGTGTTAACGACCGTATTGCCAGAATGAAAGGCAGAAGAACGGACATAACTGTCACTGAGTGGATTGATAAGTATATTGAAATTCAGGACGAACGGTTAAAACACCGTGAACTCAGACCTAATTCTTATCGACAGAAAGCAAAACCAGTCAGGTTATTTCGCGAACATTGCGGTATGCAATATTTGAAAGATATTTCCGCATTGGATATCTCTGAGATCACGGATGCAGTTAAGGCTGAAGGCCATAATCGTATGGCGCAAGTTGTTCGCATGGTTTTGATTGATGTATTCAAAGAAGCGCAACATAACGGTCATGTCCCTCCAGGCTATAACCCTGCCCTGGCGACCAAGCAGCCGAGAAACAGAGTCACTCGTCAGCGTCTTTCTCTGGAAGAGTGGAAAACTATTTATGAAGCTGCCGAAAAGCAAGAACCATACCTCCAGTGTGGAATGTTGCTCGCGATAATAACAGGTCAGCGTTTGGGCGATATCTGTAACATGAAGTTTAAAGACATATGGGACGATATGCTCCATGTCGAACAGGAAAAAACAGGATCGCGTTTAGCCATACCATTGGACTTGAAATGTGAAGCCCTGGGTTTAACTCTTCGGGACGTTGTATCTAAATGCCGGGATGCAGTCATCAGTAAATATCTTGTGCATTTCAGACATACCACCTCACAAGCAAACCGCGGTGATCAGGTTTCAACCAGTTCTTTAACTTCAACATTCAAAAAAGCACGTGACAGAAGTGGACTGAAATGGGATAAGGGATCCCCACCCACTTTTCACGAACAGAGATCATTATCAGAACGCTTGTACAGAGAACAAGGTGTCGACACGCAAAAATTACTCGGCCATAAATCAAGAAAAATGACAGACAAATATAATGATGACAGAGGAAAAGATTGGGTGATCGTCAACACAAAAACAGGGTGA